CAGGTTAGGGCGGCGGCCATGCGTGTTGGACGGGAGATGCCGCGTGTGGACCGTGAATGGCTTAGGGCCTTCAAACAACATTGTCATGAGATGTTGGACCTACTGAAGATACGCCAGATCTGTCCGGAGTGGATACCGGACTTTGAAGAATGGGTTAAGCACTCAAACTATACGCAGGCGCGTATAGCCGAATTGCGAAAATTGTGGGAACGGTCGAAGAATTGGACTGCTGCTGACCGGGCACAGTATTCGGAGCACGTGAAGTCGTTCATTAAATTGGAGACTTACATGATGCGTAAATGGCCGAGGGGAATAATGTCCCGTTCGGATTTGATCAAAGTATGGATAGGACCGGTCATCAAGCAGATGGAGCGGTTGTTGTACTTTGACCCGTTGACTCAGACGGGGTGCAAGTGTTTCATAAAGCATGTGCCTGAAGGGCCACAGAGATCAGCGCACAAGACCGAGTTGCTTTATGCAGTAGGTAGACGGTTTGGGGAGACGGACTTCACCTCCTTCGAATCATTGACGAAAGAAATTCAACACGTATGTGAGTTCTCCTTATTCAGACATATGGCTGGGGAGAATGTCCGTGTGAAAGCAATGATTGAGGAGTTTGAAAGTATGTGCTGTGGCACAAACCGCATGACGTATAAGGATGCAACGGTGGTTGTCCGTGGCCACCGTATGTCAGGTGAGATGACAACGAGCATAGGCAATGGTTGGACCAACCTGATGCTGTTGACATTCATGGGACGTCATGTACATGACTATTCTACGGCGTGCCCCATCATCATAGAAGGGGATGATGGGTTGATTTCTGAGACGCCGGAGAACGTTAAATTGTATGCCCCGGAGAACTTCGAGAGACTAGGCTTCAAGATCAAAATAGATTGGTATGACCACATGTCTGATGCCTGTTTCTGTGGTGTGACGTATGACCCGGAGGATGGGATAAACGTCACGGACCCGCTCGAGGCGGACGTCACGGTAGCGGGCCCCGTTTCGCCGAATCTCTGGGTTTCGACCTCCGGGACGGACTCGGACTTCGTGGTGAAGCTGATC